CCTTGCGGCTGGTGCCTGCAGTCAGGGGCGTTAGTGATCCTTTACGGCGAGCGCCCACACCGAGAATCACGGGCGAGATAATGGCATACTCCGACCCTGCTCTGCAATTTGAGCGCCCCGGGAACTGGTAAGTTTGGCTGATGAGTTCACCTCGCATTGTAAAGCGAGTTAAATCCTCTCGCTATGGCATCACCAATCAGGAGAACCGGACTAAGGATCAGAAGCGGAGGCCCAAGGAAGACTACTGCAATCATCTTTTTGAGCCTGCGAGAAGCTTCCCAGCGCCAGTACACGTTTCCGATCATTCGGCCTCTTCCTCTTCGTCGGTTTCTTCTTCGGGCTCGTTGTCACCGGCGAAGGGGATGTCTTCATCCTCTTCGTAATCAGCCTCCGGATCGGGTTCGAAATCATCGTCAGCTTCGATCGTTTCGGGAGCTTCCAGCGCAGGAGTGCCTTCCTCGAGGCAAACAGGTTCGTCAGGCTCCGAAGAGTAACCGGGCTGCGCGTCCGCATCGAACATGGAGACCTGAGCTCGCATGTCACGCATAACCCAACGGTCGAGCTTGGGATCATAGACGAGCTCATAATCGCCCTGAGTCGCTCCGCTGATCTTGTCCTTGGTCTGTACGACGGACTGGATGTCGTGCTCGAACTTGGGGCAGACGGCTTCACGGTAGACCTTTTCATTATCAACTGCGCGCTTCTCAAGGCTGATCTTGAGCTTGACAGAAATGACGGCTTCGCCATTCTGGCTGGAGTGCATGGTGCGCAGGGTGCGGTTGATCATGTTGTCGATATCGCCCTTGAGGCCGGACAGGGTTTCGGAGTCCATGCTGATGGTCATAATTTCACTCATTTTTCATTCTCCTTTTTGCTTTGGTTCTGGATGGCCTTCCGCCTTGCGTCAACGCTCTTCACGCTGATTTCTTCAGTGGACAGGTATACTTCCGTGCGAGGGTTGTCAGAATAGAACTTGCGGACACGGCCATCAACGACATGTGAGTCATCGCTGTAGGCCAACTGGTTCAGAGAGTCGCAGATGATCTTACCGATGTTGTCCCAGTCGGGCTTCTTGGTGGGGCGGATAACGCCTTCACGCATGAGCTGCTGCTGTTTTTTGGACTTGGACTGAGGGATCGGGAAGAAAGAATCGATCAGGACATAAACGCCTCCGGTCGGGCTTTCCTCAATCATCTTGCATAGCTGATACTGGAACTCCATTTTGACGAGAGTTTCATAGTTGGCTGTTTTCTTGGGAGTAACAGCCCTCACATGAGGCCCTCTGGTATCGAACTTTGGACGTCCTTTCCCGCACGGTTCGCCGGGAATGGTGAAGACGATTCGCTTCATGCCCATGCGTTACTCCTTGCTGCCGGCAGTCTCTTCATCCGGCTCCTTGAAGTACACGCAGTAATCGAGAGCCTTTTTGTTATTTGGCTTGGCTTCTTTGCCTTGCCAAACGACATAGCCGTTGGCGGTGAGAATGGCGGCGAGGATTCGGCGATCTTCTTTCTCATAGACGCGAACTTTCTGGACGGGGTTGCTCATTTACGCTCCTTTCCTTCCAACAACGCCTTCATATCCGAAAAACTCTCACGAGCTTCGATACGCCTCCACGATTCGCCAGCAAAAGCAATCGGGAAGCATCGCTTGAGAACTCGATCATAGGTTCTTGCCTCATCCGGATTCTCCGGATTCAAAAAGCGGTTGAAATCGATATTGCTGGTGACGATCATAGGCTTGCCGGAGTTCGTGCGAAGGTCTATGTAGAAGTAAACCCTCGTCCTGCCGAAGTCGTTTCCACGCTCGGCTCCGAGATCGTCGATGATAAGCAGGTCTGTGGCCGAAATCCGCCTTCGGTACTTGGCCTCGTCTTCCTCACTCCTGAGAATGAGCATGTCATTGGTGGAGGTGAAGAAGACCGTCTTTTCGAGTTCCATGACCGCATGGCCGACGCAGGCTGCCGCATAGGTCTTGCCTGTGCCGACGTTGCCATGTAACAGAAGACCCTTGCCATTATCGACGAAGTCGAGAAAATGTTCTGCATAACGCTTGAGCATCGGGAGGATGGAGACGTTATCTTTTCGTTTTCTCCAGACATCGAACGAGGCTTCGGCGTACTCCGGTGGATAGTTGCTCCTGTAGAGCAGATCAGCAACCTTCTTCTCGTGAAGCTTGGATTTTTCTTCAACCGTGGCTTTCTCTGCTTCCTCCATGCGACAGCGGCACGGAATGCGTGGGCGGTATTCCTTGCCCATGACGGTCATCAGTCGTTCTTTTCTGCTATTGCAGGTGCCACAGTACAAAAGACCGTCACTGCCGATGTAATCACCGGGATTGTTGGGATTGGCCTTGATAGACTCTTGCACTCCAAATTCAAACCCTTTGAGAACTGACATATCGCACCTCCATTCAGAATGGATTATCAGAATGCCAAGCCACATCGGCTGGCTTTGCTTTGGTGAATAGATCAGGACGGCGCTGCCTCAGATCATCAACCACCCATGACAGGATAGCCCTGTAATCGTCCTTGTAGGACTTGCCCCTCGAGCCCTTGTAGTTGTCGAGCCTCCGGATGAGTTCTGCCGTACACGTTTGTCCATAATCCGAAATCAGCTTGTTGTACTGGGCTTCTGTCATATGGACAAAGTCTGCATACCGTTTCTTTTCAGGCTTTGGTTTCGGATCTTTCTTCGGTGGAGGAGGTGGCGGCTCCGGAAGCGGAACAGGTTCAGGCTGTTTTTCAGGCTGGCTTGTAGCCTGAGAGGCGGGCTCTTTTTGAATTTCCTGTAGAATCGAGCTCCTGGTCGCACTGGCCTGTGCTGCCCTGCTTTTCCGTTTCCGAAGCATGTCGAGACGTCGTTTTTCAGCGAGCCTATCCTCGAAACGTTTGAGTTCCGAGAGTGGCTCCTGCCATTTCTGCCAATCGAGAATGACGAGGCCGAGCTCCGAACGAGCAAGAAAACCTTGCTGGATCAGGAGCTCGAGCACCGTTACTGGAAGAAGCGTCTCTGAGAGGTTCGCGGCAATCGCACTGAGCAGCCGGTTCTCAGGCTCTTGAATGATCCCGTATTCGTCGGCGTTCTCAACGCCAAACATCCAAAGCGTTACAAGGATGCCGACTGCCTCATTTGGTGAGCATCCAAGCTCTTCCGAGAAAACCCGGAGCTGCCCGATGGCAGCTTCCGGTACAAAAACGCCTTTCATGTGTATCACGCTCCGGATCAGTCGGGAATTTCGCCAGCATCATCAGGACGGCCGTAGTCATCCCCATCGAAGTCGGGATCGGGGAAATCATCATCTGCCGGCGGCTGGAGCGCATCAGCTCTGGACTTGAGCTCATCCATTACCTGAATGTACGCAGAACGGTCGAGGCTCTGAGTGGACTCCAAACCCATCGCTTGGATGATCTCCATGATCAGCTCGTTTCCTCTCTCCTTTCCAAATGCTTGGTGAGCGAGATCGAACAGGGCTTTTCTCTCAACTTTGGTGATGGGCTGATTGCCTTCGATGCTGGCCTGCTGAGACTGCGCACCGTCTTCGAGCCCTTCCTGACCGTTAGGCATTTCATACTCTGTATGAAGGCCGGTATACTGGGTCGGGAATGCGTCCCTGAGTGCCTGACTGACGGCAACCTTTCTGATCATGGTTGCCGGTTTGCTTGCCCAGTTCGATTGCAATTTACCTTCTCTGTTGAACTTCTGATACTCAGCCAGAGAAACTTCCGCATAGGTTTCATCCTTCTCGGTGCCACGCATGCGGAACACCTTGCACCATCCTCCAACAAGCGTCTCCCCGGGATAGAGACAAGTGCCTTCACGCTTATCGATGTTGTTGTTCCGAATCACAACAATACCGCTCTTCCGGCCGCGATAGTCAGGATTCTCCTCGCCACGACGCTTGTAGGTGTCATAGCCAACGACCATCTGAAAGTCATTTCCAAATTTGATGGCATAGGCTTCTCCGACGAACGGGTTAAGTTTCTGATACTTACAAAGCTCGGTGAACAACCGGATTTCCTGAGGAGTCAATGCCGTATTGCCACGAGCAAGATACTTGGTTACGGTTTCGGGATCGAGTGTTACCTCACCGAATGCGCTTTCGTATGTAACGATCAGATCGTTTGCCATTTTTACCTCCTGCTGCTGACAGAAAGACGGGTAGTCTCCCGGTACTGGATGCCGGGAATGCTTACGGTACCGCCGGATTCCTTGATCAGTCGCATGACCGCCTTGGTATCAACCGGCCTGATTTCAACGCCTCCAAAGAAAACAGGAACTTCATCAGCGAAAACGCTGACAATTTCATAATCCTTGATGGTGCTGACACCAGATACCTTGGGAGCCTGAATGCCGGACTGAATGACAGGAGCATTTCCGAAGCGTTCAGCAACACCGGCTTCTGCAATCGCGGCTTCAGCTCCGGTGCTGTCTCCGGTCTTCTCAAGCTCGATCGCTTCTGCCAATTTCCGTTCGGCTTCCTGCTGTGCGAGCTTGCGCATGAGTTCTTCCTGCTTTCTGGCTTCCTCGCGGAGGCGATTGGCATAGCCAGTCATCGCCTCCTTGACCTTCTTCTCAGCCTTGAGGAGAGGGGCAAGCATCTGCTTTTCCCGCTCACAAATGGCTGCATGAGCCTTGTGGGCGGTTTCTTTCATTGGAGCAAAATACTCCTTGACTTCCTTCTGCCGGGTTTTGACCAAACGGGCAAATTCGGCAGCCTCCGCGTACTGCTCCTCATTTGCGATGGAGAGGTTGTTCGCGTTGGACTCGACCAGCTCATAGCTGACCTTCATGTCGTTTTCGGACTGGGGAACCTGAGCAACGGCGTTATTATCCATCTTTTCACCCTTTCTTGTATCGCTGGATGTGACCATAGACTTCCATCAGAGCACCAAAGGTGGTCCATGCTTTTGCGTCTGTGGCCCTGTCCATAGGCTGGAAACTGAACTTGCCATTCTTCTTGAGGTGGAGAACGCCTTTGCTGTCGGTGTTCACTCCCAGAGAGGCAAGGGCGGCATTATAGGCAACCAACTGAACATCTGTCAGCATGTGGTTGACCTGTGCGGTGGTCTTTACGTCCACCAGCCAGAGCTGATCATCGATCTCACAGAGAAGGTCGGCCGTTCCGGCGTAGTTGTACACGCGATTGTAAAGCATGATCTCTGTTGCGATGACCTTCACATCGTATCGGCGGTGCCAGTCCAGAAACGCATCGAAGTATGACCTGTGCTGAGGATCACAATCCTCAATGCCATACAGGATGTAGTTTTCAATAGCCTCATGGACTGAGGTACCACGGCTTGCAGCCGCATCGAGCACTGCCTGATCGATCTTCTTGTAGAACGAATCTGACAACGGTCGCATGAGCTCGCTTACTCCGGGAATGAGTACACCTCCGAAGCGGTAGGTGTGATCTTTCTCGCAGAAGGCAAGTTCAGGAACATTGAGCATTGAAACGATAGAATCTTTGTCCACCGAAGACCTCCTCACCAGATGCGGAGCTCATAACCGAGGCTCCTGAGCACGAATGCCATCTTTTCGGGAATGCACCTGAGGTGGACGGGCTGTCCCTTCAACAGGACGAACTCCTCACCTTTGCGCATGGCATTGTGACAGCAGCGACAGCATGGAGTAGTTCTGGTTCCCTCTGCGCGAGAGCGAGGAACTGAGCCTCTGACACTTCCAACAGTCGTTTCCATCTGTCAAGCATCTCCTTTCCACATTTGTATTCCAAGGCGGCGAACGCAATACTCGACGCCTCCACCTCCCGCTCCACAATGACATCCGGAAGAAGGAACGGGACGTAATCGGGTCCGTTGCCCTGTGCTACGGCCTTATGATTTGCGTAGCTCAAGGCTGACTGATATTCAGTCTCGGTCAGTCGGCGACCAATTTTCTGCTCGCCTATCTGTCTGGCTTCCTGTAACTGGCGCATTTCCATCAACCTTTCGAGCTGCGAAAACGTTGATGCAGAGTCGGTTTGTCGACCGCATACGAACGTTGAGCTCTCGTTCGTTGGCGATGCCAAACCGGCTCAGGAGATACGCCTGAGTCTGATCAGTATCGCTCATCAGGTCACTATCCTTTCAGGCACTTCTCCCCAAGCATTCTCAGCTCGGACAGTACGATCATCAGCTCGTCGATCCGCTCGATGAGCGCCTCGTAGATCAGGCGTTCACCATCGTTCTTGGCCGAGCCTTGCAGCGCGACCTCGATCAGAGCGGAGCGGAAGCTTTCGATGCTGTTGTCCTCGATCTGGCGGAGCAACCGGAGGGCTACACGCTCAATCGAGGTGATCTCGAATGCGATAGGCTTATTCTTGCCAATCGGGCATTCGGTGGCACAGTAGGTGTTCTTGATCTCTGGTGCGTTGTAGAGTTCTGCCATCCGAGCAACACACTCCACAGGCACATTCTTGGTGACACCCAGCTCGTAATTTGCAAGCGTAGAGACGGAGATGTTCAGGAGTTCGGCCGTTTTTTCACGGGTCGATACAGCCAAGTTGTGTTTCGCCGCCTCTTTTCTACAGCGAAAATATATATTCTCGGGCTGCTTCATAGAGCTGGTTGCCATGTAATTCACCTGCTTCTTTTGTTAATATGAATATCGAGGGGCGAGCCTTTGCCCCTCGTCAAGCCATTGGCCGCTGACGCTGCTCATCAAGCGCTTCGCAGAGCACTTCCACAGTGGTTCCCAGTGCTTTTGCGAGTCTGCATGCGTTGTGCAGTGTCGGAATGCGGCGATTCTTCTCGTAGTCAGACACGGTCTGCTGCAGCAGTCCTGCCTTTCCTGCGAGTTCCTTCTGCGTCATGTCCCGCTCAATGCGGAGACGTCTGAGACCTACCAAACCTTGCGTTGTCCTCACTCCTTTTACACAGCATATTTTGGTATCCACCGTTATCGTACCCATGATTGCTGTTGTTGTCAATAGATTTTTACTAATTTTCGCTGTTTTATTTTTACTTGAGAACGGTGTATAATACAGCAAGGAGGTGTATTTACATGAAGTTGCGATTGCGGGAGCTAAGAAAGCAACAGAACATAAGTCAAATGCATCTTGCGGATGCGATTGGATCGAATCAACAATCGATCACCGAGTGGGAGCTGGAAAAGAAAGACCCAAGAGCTGAGATTCTCCCAAAGCTCGCGGACTACTTTGGCGTGTCTGTTGACTATCTGATCTACCGCACAGACTGTCCTTATCTGGTCAAGTCAAGCCAAGTCAAGGATGGCGAGCTTATCTGCTTCACAACAGAAAAGCCCTCCGGGGATGAACCCGAAGGGCAGGTGGTGAGTGATGTTACTCTTCAGATCGACGAAGCAAAGATGCCAGCGACTCGGCCAGAGCTTGAGTCACTTGTTGAATCGCTTGTTCGGAAGGCTCTTTCTGGTATGAAATAATGCGGACTACAATTTTGCCATTCATCTTTTCGACGATGACCTTGAACGCTGTTTTCATTTTTCCCCTTTCCGGTGCTGATCCTGCACCCGAATTATAGCACTACATTCCAGAGCGAGGTGGCATTGATTGGATTTTCGTTCTCGTTTGCGGTTCCTGATGCTGAACAGGAATATTTCACAGCTCCAGATGTCAAAACTGGCAGGGTGTAGCCCTGCTTCAATGTCGAGGTACTTGAACGGCCTGAGCACAGAGCCGCCTCTCGCTGTTGTGGTCAACATTGCCGAAAACTTGGGAATCTCAATCGACTACCTGCTGGGCAGGACGAATATACCGGCGATCCGTTCAGCAGACGAGGAGTTCTCCTACATCATGTACCAGTGCTACGCTCGAGCAAGTGATAGGGACAAGCAGCTTGTCGGCACTGTTCTGAATGAGTATCTGACAGAAGAGGAACAGGCTATGAACTACTCGATCTTATAACGCTCTTCTTTCTGTCTTATATTCTTATCTAAGTATCTTGTATTATGAGTAACTTATTCTATCTAAGTAACTAATATATACTATATATATATATATATAGGCACTCGCTCTGTCCGGCGGACAAATCAGGTTTATTCAGGTTTTGTCCGGCGGACATACCGCAATAATCGGTAATGTCCGGCGGACAATTCATATAAATTCACTGTTTGTCCGGCGGACAGAAAAATGTCACGCGGACAGAGCTGTTTTCAGAAAAAATCTGTCCGGCGGACAAAGTACCAAAAACACCGTTTTGTCCGGCGGACATTTTGATGTCACGCGGACAAACCATCAAAAAGCATTGCCTGTCCGGCGGACGGGAGGACATCATGGCAACAACACCAAAAAAGGCAGCCCTATACATCCGAGTGTCAACTCTTCATCAGGTGGACAGGGAAAGTCTGCCTCTTCAACGTTCGGAGCTTCCTGCATTCTGCAAGTACGTTCTCGGCATAGAGGAGTATGAGCTTTTCGAGGATGCTGGCTACTCTGCAAAGAACACAAACAGGCCAAAGTATCAAGAGATGATCAAGCGAGTTCGGAGCGGAGAGTTCACGCATCTGGTCGTGTGGAAGATTGACCGCATCAGCCGCAATCTGCTGGACTTCGCCAGCATGTATGAGGAACTGAAGGACTTAGGCGTCACCTTCGTCAGCAAGAACGAACAATTTGATACGAGTTCTCCGATCGGCGAGGCAATGCTCAAGATCATTCTTGTTTTTGCAGAGCTGGAGCGCAAGATGACAGCCGAGCGAGTGACTGCTGTCATGCTTTCGAGGGCAGCCGACGGAAAGTGGAATGGTGGCCGAATCCCGTTTGGCTATTCTTACGACAAGCTCACAGGAGACTTTACGATCAACGAGCATGAGGCGAAGATTGTTCAGGAAATCTTCGAGAGCTACAGCCGCACAGGTACCTGTCTCTCGATAGCTCGATCACTGAACGACCGGAAGCTTTACACTCGTACGGGCGAATGGAGCGCAACGACTGTTTGGGGCATTCTGACGAATCCTTGGTACTACGGTACTTTCAGATACAACTACCGAAACGAGAGTAAGGGACTTTCTGAGTGGAGCTTCAGGACAGAAGATGAATGGGTACTTGTGCATTCTCACCATCAAGCTATTATCACCAAGGAACTTTTCGACATCTGTAAAAACAAACTGGATCGCAACAACCTGAAGAAGCGGGGGACAGTCAAAACTTACAAGCGCAAGAACGTTCATGTGTTCGCTGGCATGATCACATGCGGAGCCTGTGGCAGCCCGTTCTTAGCCACGAGCGACAGAGCTCGAAAAGACGGGTTCCGGCCTTCGATGTATCTATGCACCAGACACAGGAAAACGAAGGATTGTAACAATAAATTCATATCAGACCTAACACTTGGCAATTTCGTAATGAACTACATTGGCAATATGATCCGGGCAGCCAACTCGTTCGGCAAAACGACATCCATTGATGTGCTCCACAAAA